CCTCAATACTCCGCCAACTTATTGACGCGGGGACTTTGGCAAACTTGCCTGCTGGGTTCAAGGCGCGAGGCATGCGTATTCGGGATGAAGACGAGCCGTTACAACCCGGAGAGTTTAGAGACATAGATACGACTGGCGGTTCTCTAAGAGAAAACCTGATACCGCTTCCCATAAAAGAGCCTAGCAATGTGCTGATGTCTTTGCTGGGAATCTTGGTTGATTCAGGAAAGCGTTTTGCAGCTATAGCTGACATGAACGTGGGCGACATGAACCAAGCCATGCCCGTTGGGACAACGGTAGCTCTGCTAGAGCGTGGAACCAAGGTGATGTCTGCGATTCACAAGAGGCTGCATTATGCTCAGCGGCTAGAGTTTGGATTGCTGTCCAAACTTTTTGCTGAATACCTGCCTCCACAATACGCTTACGAGACTGGTACTGGTCCGAGAGAAATTAAGCAGACTGATTTTGATGACCGCATAGATGTGGTTCCTGTTTCTGATCCAAACATATTTAGTCAGTCGCAGCGTATTACGCTTGCACAAGAGTTGTTGCAGATGGTGCAATCAAATCCGCAAGTGCATGGGCCTAACGGAATCTACGAAGCGTACCGCAGAATGTATGGCGCGTTAGGAATAGACAACGTAGAAAGTTTGTTGCAGCCGCCGCCAGATATGACTCCTCGACCAATTGATGCTGGCTTGGAAAACTCTGGTTTTTTGATGGGTCAGCCAGCACAAGCCTTCGAGGGTCAAAACCACAGGGCGCACGTTGAAACTCACAGGGCTTTGTTTTTGACCCAAGTAGTAAAAGAAAACCCGCAGATACAAGCTATGATCATCAGCCACATCATGCAGCATTTGCAGTTTCTTGCTTCAGAACTGGCTCAAGAACAGATGCCTCCTGAAACAATGCAAAGAATACAACAGGTGCAACAGCAGCTCGCTCAAATGCCAATTGACCAGCAACAACAAGCTGCACAACAAATCCAAATGTTACTTGACCAGTTTGCTGCACCGATTATGGCGCAACTTAGTGAAGAGTTTTTGCAGTCGATTGGACAAGGCGGAGATGATCCGTTAGTTGCTATCAGGCAGGCTGAAGTTGAGCTTCGTAACAAACAGATAGATCAGGAGCAAAGTCAATTCGAGGCGCAACAGGATCAACGCGCACAAGAAAAACTGTTAGAGAACGAGTTGCAAAAACAACGCATCAATGTACAAAAAGAGGTTGCCGATGATAAACTGGATGTTGCATTACAAAGACTCGATCAACAGGCAGATTTAAAGTTGCTCGAATTAGAGCAAAAAATGAGAGGATGACATGACCACAAGTTATAAGCTCGAAGCCATCAAAGAACTGAGGGCGCAGAAAAAACTAGATAGAGAAGCTGAAGCGGAAGCGCTTGCGGAGGCAAGAAAGACCGCAGAGGTTGCCCATCAGGCAAACCTCGCTCGTATTGCCGCGAAACAAGCCAGAGTAGCTTCTGGAGAACCTGCTCCAGAACCCGCTCCAGAACCAGAGCCAGCGCCAGAAGCGAAGGCAGAAGAAGAAGCTCCAGAACCTAAAGCTGAAGCGCCTAAGAAAAAAGCGCCAGCAAAAAAGAAAACCGCGAAGGCGAAAAAATCAAAATAGGAAGGACTAATGAAAAAGTTTGGAAGAGACAAGCCTAAAACAATTCAAAGCACTCAGCAGGGCGTTGTAGTTAACGCTGGAGTTGAGAAGATTGTTAAGATTCGAGGCGGCGGAGCTGCAACGAAAGGATTGGATTTTAAAGTCAGGGCATAATGGAAGACTTCACTCTCTACGACAAGATCAAAAAAGCGATCAAAGATAGGGAGTCGCAGATCAGCGAGACGCTGATGTCAGGATCGCTTGAAAGTATTGAACATTACAAGTTTTTGCAAGGTGAGCTTTCTGGGTTATACTTTATCGAATCGGAGATAAAAGAGTTTAACAAGGAATCTTAATTAAAATGTCTGAAGCAGCAAAAACAGCTATTGCAGATGCATATGTGGACATCGAGGATAAAATCCTAGATCCATCTCTTCTGGACAAGTCAGTCTTAGAGAGAATGCCTCAGCCTACCGGATGGAGAATTCTGGTTCTGCCATATACTGGCAGTCAAAAAACTAAAGGCGGGATACTACTAACGCATGAGACAATCGAGCGAGAGAATCTTGCTACGCTTGTAGCTTACGTTGTCAAGAAAGGGCCGCAGTGTTATAACGACACGGACAAGTATGGCGAATCTCATTGGTGCGAAGAAAAACAATGGGTTTTGATTGGACGCTATGCTGGCGCTAGGTTCAAGTTGGAAGATGGTGCTGAAGTTAGAATCATTAACGATGATGAAGTTATAGCAACAATTCTTAGTCCTGATGATATAGTGAGTATGTAGCCATGGTAGAAAAAAACGAAATTCAAGAAAACCAACCTGAAGAGATTGAGGTAGACATTCAGCCAGATCAGCCCGAACAGGAGGCTGCTGCTAGTGTTGACAATGACGAGGAGCTTGCAAACTACACCAAAAATGTTAGCAAGCGAATCAACAAAAAGAACCAGCAGGTACGCGCTGCGGAAGAAAGAGCCGCGCAATTAGAACAAATGGTTAGGCAGCAGCAGGCTCAATTGTCCGCTATGCAGCAATCACAGATTCAGCAACAAGCAACGGTCATTCAAAAAGAAGAAGAAGCTTTGCAGGCTAAAGAAACGCAAGCTGACGATCTTTACAAGAGAGCTGTAGAGTCTGGTGATGCGGAGCTGATGAGTAAAGCTGACACGCTCAAGTCAGACATAAGCATTCAGAAAGAAAAAATTAGGTTGGCAAAGAACAGACAAGAAGAAAGTGCTGTTCAAGCCCCGGTAGACCAGTCTTATTATCAAAACCAGCCAGTGGTGCAACAACAACAAGAAGAAGCAGAGCCTACGAAAGAAGCGCTTGGGTGGTATGAAAAAAATAAATGGTACGGCGATCAAGAGGACGCAGGAAATCTTGAGGCTACACAGTACGCTTATTTTCAGCACTATAATCTTATAAACGAAGGCTATGAAGCTGACTCTGACGAGTATTATGGCGAGCTGAACAATAGAATTTATAAAGTTTATCCACATCTGCAATCTGCTGATGAGGGTGACGGTCAAAAAGATGGTGGACCCCCCGTGCAAAGAGTCTCATCTGCTTCCGTTGGAAGTCGTCAACAAACACGCGGCAAAGTGAAAAACGGCGTGACTTTCTCAAAGTCTGAAGTCGAGCGCCTTCGAGGGTTGAAACCGCACAACATGTCGGAACAAGATTGGTTGAAGCGGGTAGCTCAAGAAAAGCAAAAAATTGCTCAAAGGGAGGCAGTATAATGACTACGGCAGAAAAGAAAGAAACGAATCGAAACTCGCGTGATTCCGAGACTCACGATAAACAAGCTCGAAGACAACCATGGAGGCCAGTAAGAAAGCTCGAAACCCCTCCTCCCCCTCCCGGTTTTACCTACAGGTGGATAAGGGCAGAAATGCTAGGCGATGAAGATCGTGCAAACGTATCAAGGCGCGTCCGCGAAGGATGGGAATTGGTAAGGGCGGAGGATCTTCCCGCAGAATGGCAGCACATGCCAAGCGTTGATGAGGGCAGAAATACTGGTGTAATAAGTAATGAAGGTTTGCTTTTGGCAAAAATCCCTAATGAGACAATTGCTGAGCGTAACGCTTACTATCAACAAAAAAATGTCGATGCTGTAGATGCTTTAGACAATACTGTTTTCAGTGATGCGAAACGTGATGGCAGGTACGTTAAGTACGATCCTCAAAGGGACACCAAGGTAACCTTCGGTAAAACCTAAATAGGAGGCCCAAATGGCTAATAAAGATGCCGCTTTTGGAATGAAGCCAGTCAAAATGATTGGTGGCGCTCCCTACACTGGTGGTACGAGTCGATATCGCATAGCCGCAAATTACGATACTGCAATTTTCCAAGGCGATATGGTTGCTCAAGTCACTGGCGGAACTGTGGAAGTCCACGCGGACGGAGGCACAGTCCCAATAGTAGGAGTTTTTAATGGTTGCGAATACACTGACCCGACTACGGGTGAGCAGAAGTACAGCAACTACTATCCAGCAAGCACTAACGCTTCGGATATAATCGCTTTTATAATTGATGATCCCAATGTCGTATTTGAAATTCAAGCAGACTCAGCGTTTCCGATTGCTGACCTATTCGGAAATTTTGACATTGTATATACTTCATCAGGAAGCACAGTCACTGGCATATCTGGTGCAGAGTTAAAAGTCGCTGACGGCGCAACAGGAACGACATTGTCTATTAAGGCAATCGACATTTCTGAAGACCCCGAAAACGATGATGTATCTTCTGCTAACACCAATGTATATGTCGTAATTCAAAACCACATATTTGGCGTTAAAGGCGCTGGATTAGCGTAAGGGAGAATAATTTATGGCTATTTCACGAGCGCAATTAGCGAAAGAGCTAGAGCCGGGATTAAACTCTCTCTTCGGCATGTCGTACGATGCGTACGATCAAGAGTATGCAGACATCTTCCCCATGGAAGATTCTCAGCGTGCTTTTGAAGAGGAAGTGCTAATCACTGGTTTTGGCGCAGCACCAACTAAAGCAGAATCGGCAGGCGTGTCTTTTGACAATGCTAACGAAAGTTTCAGCGCACGTTATACCCACGACACAGTGGCTCTAGCGTTTGCTTTAACTGAGGAAGCGGTTGAAGACAACTTGTATGACTCGCTAGGCAAGAGATACGTTAAAGCGTTAGCACGCTCTATGGCTCATACCAAAGAAGTCAAAGGCGCAGACGTTCTCAATAACGCATTCAGCTCATCCTTCACAGGAGGAGACGGCGTTTCACTTATCAATACAGCTCACCCCTTAGCGGGAGGCGGGACCGCAGCGAATAGGGCGACCACAATGGCCGACCTAAACGAGACTAGTCTCGAAGATGCTCTTATTGATATTTCCACTTTCACTGATGACCGAGGTCTAACGATCTCTGTTCAAGCAACTAAGCTTGTGGTTCCGCCACAACTTACGTTTATTGCGGACAGGATCTTAAACTCTCCCGGTAGATCAGGAACTGCGGACAATGACATAAACGCGATAAGGAACACTGGTGTTCTTCCCGGTGGTTACACTGTGAACCACTATCTGAACGATCCAGATGCTTTCTTCTTGCTGACTACTGTCACAGAAGCAGGCGAAGGTCTGAAAGGTTTCCAGCGAACAGCAATGGAAACCAGCATGGAGCCAGACTTTACGACTGGTAACATTCGCTACAAGGCCAGAGAAAGATATAGCTTCGGCTTTTCTGACTGGCGCGGAATTTACGGTAGCCAAGGCGCGTAACCTAAACCGCAACAAGAAAGGGGGCTTTTGCCCCCTTTTTTTATGCCTGTACACACTTGTATAAAAACTTGCACAACGACACGGAAACAGGTATATTTACCCCATACCTTGAAAAAACCGGAGACAAACATGGAACTGAAGCTAGATTGGTCAAAAGAAACCGTCCACACAGATGGGCGTTTTGTCAGCACTGCTTCTCCTACCCAAGAGTTTTGGAGCGTATGGCGCGAGAAGAAAGCAGCGATCAAAGCAGCTGGTTACTCTGTTCGTAAGGTAGACAACAAGTGGGTTGTCACTCGTTACAGAGACAACGATCAGGCGATTGCTGATTCTCAAGCTACAGATGCAGATATTGATATCCCAGTGCCAGCTGGTTTGTCTTACCTTCCTTATCAGAAAGCTGGAATCGCTTACGCTATCAAGCGCTCTTCAACTTTGATCGGTGACGAGATGGGCCTTGGTAAAACCATACAGGCTATCGGCGTGATTAACGCGACTGCACCTAAGACTGTATTGGTTGTTTGCCCAGCATCTCTGAAGATCAACTGGAAAAACGAGATGACCAAATGGTTGGTTGCTGACAGGGACATCCAGATCGTGAACGGCGGTGGCGAGCAGATCCCTGCCAACCCAGATGTAATCATCATTAACTATGATGTTTTGTCCAAGCACAAAGACGCAATCAATGCTCGCACTTGGGACTTGGTAATCATGGACGAGGCTCACTACATCAAAAACAATACAGCTGCTCGCACTAAAGTTGCTGTCGGTATCAAAGCCAATCGCAAAGTGGTTTTGACTGGCACTCCAATCACTAATCGTCCTATCGAGCTACAGCCTATCGCTGGTTATCTTGACCCTGTTACCTTTGGTAACTACTTCAAGTTTGGAGTTCGATACGCTGGCGCTCACCAAATCAACATTGGCCGCAAGACTGTTTGGGACTTCAACGGATCTTCTAACCTTGACGAGTTACAGAGAGTCTTACGACAGTCTTTCATGATCAGAAGAAAGAAGGACGAGGTTCTCAAAGAGCTTCCTGAGAAGGTTCGACAAATCATTGTGTTGCCTAACAGCGACTACAGCGACCAAATCAAAAAAGAGTTTGAAACCTTGGCTGACGCGGTTGATGAAACTTCTTCTGAAGACATCGAGTTCGAGCAAATGTCAGGTGTACGACATGAGACAGCTTTGGCAAAAGTAAACGATGTTGTAACTCACGTTGCTGCAATCGATCATCAGGTAGTGGTCATGGCTCACCACAAAGATGTTGTTGACGGAATCAAAGCTGGCTTGGAGGCTGCTGGCAAATCAGTGGTTACTCTGACTGGTGACTGCAACCAAGCTCACAGACAAAACTCGGTAGAGACTTTCCAAGCTGGTAACGCAGATGTCTTCATTGGCACAATCGGAGCAGCTGGTGTTGGCATCACACTTACCTCAGCAAGCCACGTTGTATTCGCTGAGTTAGACTGGGTTCCCGGCAACATGTCACAGGCAGAAGATCGTTGCCACAGAATCGGTCAAGACAGCTCAGTGTTGGTTCAGCACTTGGTTGTTGACGGATCTATCGACGCGAGACTTGCACAGGTTCTGGTTGGCAAGCAAAGAGTGTTAGATAAGGCTCTAGACAATGTGGTTGTGAACAACATTAGCATCGAGGACATTGCTTTAGATGTTGAGACTGTCGAAAAGACTTTCAAAGCTAAAAACAAAAAGTCTCCTAAGCCTTTACCAAAAGCTGTAGTCTCTTCTTTACAAGATTTCGTAGCCAGCGTTGCAAGCTCATGTGACGGAGCTTTTGAAGAGGACGGTTCTGGCTTCAACAAAATGGACAGCGGTTTGGGCAACTCTTTGGCAAGGCAAGACGAGTGGACTCCAGCTCAACAACACGCTGCCAGAACCATGGTTAAGAAGTACAAGAGGCAGATCGTAGCTTCTGGCTTAGGTCAAAAATACGACAAGGTGTACAACTCATAACAAAAGGGCTTCGGCCCTTTTTATTTGCTTTTAATCTTTTAGTGTTATACTGGCTCGGTCACTACGGTAACCAGATGGTCTGGTTGCTGGTCTAAATTTTAGGAGGACTGTAGCATGACAACACATTTTACTTCGGGAGTAACCAATGTTGGAGCGGATTCAACATTAGGAAAATTAAAAACTCCAGCACCCCACAAGTATCATTCTTACTTCAATGACTTTGATACCTATTTAGCGTCTGATTGGACGATCACAACCACAGAAGGCGGAAGCGGCAACGCTTCAGAAGCACTGACTGATGGCGATGGTGGTTTGTTATTGGTTACTAACGACGATGCTGACGACGATAATGATTTTTTTCAGCTAGTCAAAGAAGGCTTCAAGTACGAATCAGGCAAGCAGCTTGCGTTCAACATGAGGTTCAAAACCAATGACGCAACTCAAACGGACATCGTTGCTGGTTTGCAGTTAACGGACACCAGCCCGTTAGACGTAACCGATGGAATCTTCTTTTTGAAGTCTGATGGGGCAACAACTGTCACGTTCATTGTTGAAAAAGACAGCACGCAATCTACTTTAGATTTGCCTAACGCATTAGCCGACGACACTTTTATGACTGTAGGGTTTGTATACGATCCCAAAGATCAAAAGTTTCATGTCTTCCAAAACAATGTTTTGGCTGGCACAGTGGTAAGCACAAATGCGCCTGACAACGAAGAGCTGGCTCTGTCGTTTGGCATTCAGAACGGTGCTGCTGCTGCAAAAACTTTGACCGTCGATTACATTGGCGCTCACAAAGAACGCACTGCGGTTACTGAACTTTAAACAGGAGGTGAGATATGGCTGATGCTGTAGCTTCCCAAACGATACAAGACGGAGAGCGAACCGCAGTAATGCGGTTCACTAACGTCTCTGATGGCACTGGCGAATCTGCGGTCAAAAAGGTGGATGTATCTGCCCTAGCCGCTAACTCAGCAGGGCAAGCGTGTACAGAAGTTCACATCCAACGCATTTATTGGATGACTGTCGGCATGAGTGTCAAGTTGGAGTTTGATGCGACATCAAGCGTCTTGTTGACACACATCCCGGCAGATGCAACGGGCGATGAGTATTACGATAACTTCACGGCTATTCCAAATAATGCTGGTAGCGGCAAAACTGGAGACATTGACTTTACCACGGTAGGTCACTCCAGCGGCGACAGTTACATGATTATTCTTGAGATGATCAAGAAGTACGATTAGGAATTGTTGATGGCATTTTTTCGAGCTGACCAAGGTTTTGACCCTTACTCGTATGGCGGAATTGGTGGTTTGTTTGGCGGCATGGGCGGATTCAACCCTTACCAACAAATGCCAAGAATAGGAGGCTTTGACCCTTACCAACAAATGCCAAGAATGGGAGGCTTTGACCCTTACCAACAAATGCCAAGAATGGGAGGCGGTTTCTTCGGCGGCTTTGTGCCAAGGTTTAAGCGTAGGGCAAGACCCGCCATGCCAGATTACTCTGGTCAAATAACCAGCTTGGAAGAAAAGATTAAGGCGCTGCAAGAGCAGTTAGCCGCAAGGCAAGCTGGTTCTGCTATGCCAGCAGCTAGACCGACCACGGCTTCGAGCTTGATCCCTCAAGTCGATCCAGTGGCTCTCAAAGAGCTGCAAGATCGCGTAGCTGGCTCTGGAATACCAACCCCTAGGCCAGCGCCAGCTATTCCTATGCCGGGACCATCAGGCATGGAGGGCTTGGGTTTGGATCTTGCCGAAATACCAATGGGACGCGGAAGGGCTGGAGGGGTGAATATTGGAAAGCCAATGGTGAAGCCGACAACGATAGAACGAAAACCAACACAATTCGATCCGTCTATCTTCAGAGGTATAATCGATAGCGTAAGTGAGCAAAAAGAAGGGTTAGAAAAACTTCGTAACAGAGATCCTTCTGCTCCGCTAATAGTGCGACCTTATCAAGCTGACCCCATGGGGCGAGAAGCAGCGCCACTGACTAGAGGTCCGGTTAACGTAGCTATCAACAGTCCACAGTTAGGAATTGGAAGATTAGGCGCAAGGATGATTGGATAATGGCAAAAGAAAAGCTAAACAAAGTAATCAAAGGCTTGAAGAAAGCCAGCAAAACCCACGCGCAACAGGCAAAAACTTTAAGCACGATTAAGATGAAAGAAGGTGGCAGCATACCTGATAACGTCAAAAACCCTTCGCTTTATTCAAAAGCTAAAGCTAAAGCTAAAGCAAAATTCGATGTTTATCCTTCAGCCTACGCCAACGCTTACATGGTTAAAGAATACAAAAGAATGGGCGGAAGATACGCGGCTGAAGGCGGAGCAATAAGAAAAAACGGTGGAGGCGATGTGTCACTAAAAGAAATACCAAAAGGCAACAAAGGCCTTGGCAAGTTGCCTACTAAAGTTCGTAACCGTATGGGTTACATGAAAGACGGCGGCACGGTCAACAAAAACACAACAATGGTTCAAGGCCGTGGTTGTGGTGCGATTGACCCCAGCAAACAAAAAAAGACTAGAGTGCCTAGAACCTAATGAGTCTTAAAGATTGGTTTGGTAAGGGATCAAAAGGTGACTGGGTTGACATTGGTGCTCCCAAGAAGGATGGCAAGTTTCAGGCATGCGGAAGGTCTTCTGCAAAAAAATCAAAACGCAAATACCCCAAGTGTGTGCCAAGATCCAAGGCAAACCGAATGTCTAAAAGCCAAATTGCGTCTGCGGTTAAACGCAAAAGATCCAAGCGGCAAGGCGTGGGCGGCAAGCCCACCAACGTCAAAACATTTGCAAGCAGTGGTGGTACAATAACCAAACAATCGAACATGGGTTTGTTCGGCAGACGATAGGAGCCAGTATGAAGAAGAGAATGCAAAACAAGGGCGGCACTGTGAAGATGGCCCGTATGATGAATAAGGGCGGCACTATTAAAACGCCTCGCATGATGAAAAAAGGCGGAGTCGTTAAAAAAGTGATGATGAATAAGGGCGGAACCGTCAAAAAGAAAAGATAGGTAATGGCTTATCTTCAGTCCAACATTCCCTACTTTAAATGTTGGGTTCGCAAAGAGTACACGCACAATCACGAAAAATACCACGGTGAGTTTATTCA